AGTACCCTACACAATGGCCGCTGTATTCCGTGCTTGTTGTACTGCCAAAAGTATTCAATTTTTTCTATCTCTCTGTTCTGCGAATTTTCCATCGTTGCCTCTGTGTGTATCGGGAACCCACGAAGCGTTTTATGTTTTTCTAATATTGCTTAGCTTGCCTTGCGGCTCGGGCTTGGGGTTCTTCCGTGTTTGATTCCAAGTTTTGTGAGGTATTGGAGAACGACGGCATTTCGTTTTCTTCCCGCAATCGTTCCGCGGACAACGTCGTACGACATTCCTGTTTCGTGAGAAATCACATCATAAGTTTTATTTAAAAACTGCAGCTCCGTCTTAATCTCTTCACGGGACATAACACCTTTGGGCCAAATTCGCCCTTGATTTTTTGCGACGCTCAATTTATCTCTCCTGTCAGTGCGTTGTGATGCTTAGTTGCTGGGATGACCATGTATTACAATGCAATATTTTACAAGTAAATTTTATTAAAGAGAAATATTTATTTGAACACACCAGGCGAAAGAATCAAATACATTCGAACAGAGGGAACCGGGCAAAAAATCAGCCAGGACGAATTTGCGAAATCGATTGGAATCAGTCAGGAGCTCTTAAGTCAGCTCGAGAATAATAAACGGGATTTGACTGATCGTATTACTATCGTAATCGAACTAAAGTATGGATTTAGAAAAGAGTGGACACACAAAGGAATAGGACCCGAAAAGAATACAACTCCTTTGAATGTAACAGAAGCAGAAAAAGAACTGATTGAAAAAGGGATCATACTATCCCGTAAGATTATTAATAATCCTACATTATGCGAGATTGCAGAGATACTTGTAAAGATACAGCCAGAAGACTTAAAGAAAATTAAAACAATTATCGAAACGTTTTTAAAGTAGGTATGGTTTGAATTGTTACAAGTGTATTTCTCTGATCCGTACTTTTGAAATTGTTAAAACTGCAAACTTTCCGATAAGTTTCATAATAGATTTTATCGTTTTTTATATACTTTGCGGTATGGAGTCTAAGACATTTGACATTGTAGATACATTTGTATTTTGACGATTTAATTTAATTTTCATAGACTCTCGATATTCCCTTGCTTCAGCTGCTTTCGTAAATTGCACATCACCATTATGTTTTTTTACAATTTGCTCTATCTCATCCAGGGTAATTTCAAAAAATTCTTTTCGGTTGTTTACAAGGTTTACTCTTTTATGATCAAAGTTTTTATGAAGCAATTTTTCGAGTTCAGGCGCATTTTCAGAATAAACAATTGCGTGAACGTCAAATTCAAACGGAACAGACGCATCTCCTAATTCCTTTACACGGTCCATTGGATCTAATCGCCGTGTCATCCCCACCTTAAATACACTTTCTCCGAACGAACCTATATTAGATATTACATATACATGCCCTACTTTTGTTTGTTGGGCTAAAGATAAGGCTCTTTGTTTTGCGCTTTGTGCATTCTCTAATTCTTTTTGCAAAGCTTCCATTTTTGCTTGGACCAATTGCAACTGTTCGCCCTGGGCTTTTTCCAGTTCTTTTTTTGCCTGTTCCAAAGCCTTAGTGTATCGTTTTTCTTCGTCTTCTGAATCTCTTAACGCCTTTTCAATTTCTCTTTGAACCTTTTCTTCTTCACGAATTTGTTCTTGGATCCTCTTTTGTTCCTGTTTTTCTTGATAAATTTTATCTCTATATTCATGAGTAAGTTGTAATTCTTGTAGTTTTAACCTATAGTAATCGTTTGTAATTTTTATATAATGTGTTTCACCTAATTTATTTATCGCATCATGAACCTTAGCTATTCGTTCTTCCATTTTTGAGATATTATTCCAACGTACATCAGCGATCATTGCATCGCATTCGCCATTAAATGCACGGAGCATTAACTTAATATAATGTTTTGTTTGTTTTTTCCCTTCTGTGTAACTTCCGTTTACATGCCAAGCAACTGAAGCAGATGCTGCTGTCTCGGATTTAATCATCTCTTTACAAGATTCTCTTATCTCTAAAAGTGCTTCTTTATATTCGTCTGAAGTATCAAAGTCAAAATGAGGTTTATACAAACCGTGACTTATAATCTCAGACTTGTCTTCATAAATTGCGACTTCACGAATTAGGTTTTCAAATAATTGTCTTTTTTCTAAATAATCTTTTCTTAGTTGATCAATCTCTACTTGTATTTCATTCAGTTTGCGATTCCTTTCGCGTATCAAATCATCGGTCTCGTTAATGACATTTGACTTATGTTTTTCTAAATCAATAATATCTTTATACTTATTATATAGCTCATTGAATTGTTTTACTTTTTTGTAATAGAAATATAATAGAAACGGGAAACAGAATAGAACAAATAAAATTACGAGAGCAAAGAACGTAGACATAGATGTTTCCTGTATTTTGATTAGATGTTTTTATTAGATATATTTGCTAAAGTTGCAGTCCGAATCTCTTTCAATTCTTTAGTTGTATTAACAGCATCCACCTGACCACCTAAAGAAAATAAATCATAAAGTGAACCAAGTCCAAATAAACCACCTGTAAAGATCCAAAGAATCCCTGTTCCAACTTTACCTATGTAAAATCGATGCAATCCAAACCATCCGAAAAAACTAAATAACCAAAGCACATAAGCCACTCCTTTCGATTTCATCTCACATTTACCTCAAATAATTTTAGTTTTGGCAAAATAAAACAACCTTGCCATAAACGTCAAATAATTTTGGTTAATAATAATTTATACGAAGAGACATAATATAAATTACAATCAGAAGGCTTGAAAATTACTTTATGCTTTTTTAAAGTAGATGTGGTTTGAAAGATTATTTTATATAATTGATTTTTTGATTATCTTTTTCTTAGATTCGATAAATGCTTTATACATTGCCAATTCCTCTGCATCAAGAACGCAAATCGGCCTCGGTGCAATATTATTAAAAAAAGTCTGGCTCTAAAATTTCTTTTCTTTCGTTTTTAAAACTTTCATGGGATCTTGTTTGCCCAATTGCAATAGTTATCAACAGACTAGGCGTTGCATGGCTATCTACCAATTTTGAACATGCTTCAAAAGTAGTTCCATGGGTTTTAATATCGTCAATCAAAATGACACACTTCCCATTCAACTCTTCAGTATGTCTTATCTCTAAATCACTAATATAATCTTCAATAGGAATTCTTTCTTTTTCTTTCTTAGACGATATTCTATGAATTCCTTCCACACATTTATATTTATTATCGGATTCACAAATGCGATTTACAAATATTATATTTCTATTGTCTCTATTTCTTTTCCTTAAAGGTGGTGCATCAAGATTTTTGTTTTTAGGTTGATTATTATAAAAAGGGTCATTTTTTGCTTTTGAAGATGGCACTGGTATTAAAATAGCATTTTGTTCATTATGTAACTCTAATATATGATCAAGAAATTTTTTCATTCCAGAAATAAAAAAGTCTATGGCATTAGATGTTCCTTCCTTGTAATTTAATATATTAGGGGAATATGTAAGATTACGATACTCCTCAACTGTCATAAATGGATTTTGTTTAGATTGTGTGACTGGAGTAAAGTATCTGGCTAGATAACCATATTTTAGATTTTTATCATATACAGATTGCTCTGAAGATAAACTGAGTATATTAAAAGAATATACAGACATGAGTATCTTTTAAAGAATCTGCTTTAGATGGTTAGAACTTTCTGCGACTAACGCGCCACTATTGATAAATTTAGAAACCCAATCGTATTTTTGTTCGACAAGAGATTTTGAAAAAATTAACTTTTTATGCAGCCGTTTGCATTCTGCAGCTTGATGAATTACCCCAGAAGTTTCACCTGCTTCGACAACAATTGTTGCTTCTGTCATTAGTGCCATTAATCTATTTCGTCTAGGAAAAAGATAAGTCCCTTTCTCCTCATGTGGTAGATTCATGGATAGTATCAGTCCATTCTCTGAAATTTCTTCTGCTAAAAATTTATTTTCTGCAGGATAAATCTTATGTATTGGTGTACCTAAAACTGCAATAGTCGAGCCCTTAGCTACTAAAGCGGTTGAATGTGCTACGGAATCAATACCCTTTGCAAGACCTGATACTACTACAAATCCAAGTTTTATAACTGCTTCTGTAATTGCTGCAGCGGTCTCTTGACCCTTTTTAGATGGATTGCGGGTGCCGACAATCGAAACTGCACGTCTACGCAAAAGTGTAGAATCGCCTTTGTAAAAAAGTGGAATTGCACCAGATGATTTAGAATTATTTAATACAGAATCAAAAGCAAAACGTGTAACTTTTGCATCGATACGAAAAAGATAATCATAATATTCTTTTTCAAGGGCTTCTTGTTCTAATTCTTCTTTTGATTTTTGAAAATCAAAAAGCAAACGCTCACCAGATGAACGGTTTGAATTACGTTTTCTTGCGGTTGCCATTGTGCCCATCATAATACATAAAACTATATTTGCTACATGTTATCACAAATATAGGACAATTTAACAATGGCAAATGATACAATACTATGCCTTTTATGTCACTTATTTTTTAATTAGGAATTCAGAATGAGTCGCAAATCTTCCTATTAGTACAGCAGGATAAACCTTGTGCCGAAACTTGGTAACTCCACAAAGAGAAGATTATTTTTGTTTGTTTTTTTCTGAGAGTGCGTCGTACATTTTTCTTTGTTGCTCAGAAATGGATAAAGTTGGGCGCTCCGTTGAATCTGCTCGTTCAATAAAGCGTTTTGCGGCCTCACCTTGGTATCTTTTGAATTGGTGTTGCAGCCATTGTTTTCGTTTCCTCAGTAATCAGTATTTATATATCGGTTGAATTATTCGAAAATCAACGTTTTCGTCTGCAAGAATATTAACTTGCAAGTAAACTTTCTCGTGATATGACTTCGCTAGAGTAAGATAGACATGCTAAAATATCATCTCTTACAATACCAGGAGTTGCGGTTAGAATCTCTTCAATTGACAATCCTTCTCCCAATCTTTCAAGGATAAGTTCTACGGTAATCCGCGTTCCTTTTATCACCGGTTTTCCCAGCATGACATTTGGATTGGCACTTAATCTATTTTTATAATCCATGTCTCAAAAATAGATTAAATTTGGTTTTTGTCAAGAACTCACTAAAGGCTCTGAAATTTTCGAAAAAGAAAGCACTAGTTGTTCAGTTTCTTTTTATTGTCAATTATACAACCGATACAGCCGCATTCATTTCCTGTATCGCGTTGTACTGAATATTTTTTATTGGACCGTTGTAAATAGCGCGAACTTTTACTCTGAAGTTTTGATAGCCTTTCGAAATTCCTTCAGCAGCAAACGTCTGAAAACGCATTATAGAATAAACTATGCCGACTGAAGAGGTAAACAACAATAAAAAGAACGATTTAAACACAAGATGAGATATTACAATTCTCTCATATTCTTCAAGTAGCGGCTTAAAGTTTGCTTGAGCAACAGGATCAAGTTTTTTAAAACCTTGGTCCAACTCTAGTCTCAGACTAGAAAATACTTCGTATCTACTCATAAACAAGTTTACCAAAAATACAAATATTAAATACCGCAAAAAACTGATCCGATGTGTGAACCGAATCGTTCCGTTAATTATTGCTTCGAAACTTTGATAAGCTGGATCTGAAAAATTTATTCCATTTTGTTTAAGACCAAATTCAAATAACCTGTCACGAAGTTTAAATAAATCTTCGCGGGTACGATCGACCATGTAGCCCTTCCAAAGGACGTTCCAAGAAAAAAATAAAAGACCAAGTATAAAAAACAACATTAACCCGTAGATCACATTTTCCACCATCTATCTTCCTTTTTTTAATGCTGTAATTATTAACTTAAGGATGTTATTAATCGTCCACCGAATCATCACCGTCATACGATTTATTGATACTCTTTTCATATATAAATGCAGCAACAAGAGCCACAAGCGGGGTTAATACAAGAGATAATCCCCAACCAGAGTTTGGGTCATTATAAATTAAAACTCCTCCGACACTAATTACTAATAAACAAACTCCTCCTCCAAAATATAACCCTTTCTCCTGTAGATCAAAAGACTTTTGAATAATATACTGCTCATTTTTTGTCCTATGATCTAATTGTTTTTCGGCCATTGCTACTATTCGATCCGCCAAACCTGGTAATATTGACTCATATTTTTCCAACTTTTCTGGTGGTGGTAACGGGCCTTGATAAAATTCTGCAGAAGTAAAGCTATGCTTTACATTAGTGGTATTGTCTTTTAGTATAGGTGTGGGCTTTTGCTTCGGATTGAGTTCATCCATATTATTTGTGTTTTGATAATTTGATGTTTATTTCGTCGAATGCTCGGTTGAAATCTTTTCCAATCATTTCCATATCTTCTTTAAAAAACTCAGAATCCGATTTTTGGAAAATATCTTTTAGAGCGTGATCATCAATGTTCCCAAAAAAATCAAACGCACGACCCATTCCTACAACCAGCGCTTTGCTCTTTGATCTACCTAAATTAATATTTTTTTTCAAAAGTTTCATTATTCGATCTTTGATTCTTATTATCGGACCATATTTTTTAATGTCCAGATACAAAAAATCAACTTTTTTTATGACAGTCAATGTATAACAGATCTTATTTTATTAAAAATATTATACCACAAATTCCTATGTGCAAAAAACACAAATCAGATCGAATTGCCTATAAATGTTTATGTCTTATAGAACACCAAATTAGATATGTATAGTTTAACCAGTATTCTGTTTAGCTGTAAACGAATATTTAGTTACGTTAATAGCTACTCAAAAAGGCGCCCAACTAATATTGAGATTAATGCCGGGTGCGTAATAACTGAATCATTGCTACACAAGACGCAAGTGCCGTCCCAAGTGGGCGGATAAGTATTTCTCTTTTTAAATTCACTTGGCACTCCCTCGTTTATAGCACCACAATGGTCACACTTAAATCTTATACTTGTTATTCCAATAAGTCTCATAAGTTTGATTCCATTGTTATTTCTTTTGCTGTTTTTTGGATATGAGCCCCTATATCTACATCCTCTAAATATAACGCCCGAAATAATCCCCAAAGCCTCTTGTTAGTTTTTTCTAACTTGTATGCCAAGATCAGAAATTCAACCGGATCCACATATTTGTAAATTACAACAACCAACAATACGACCGTCCTACTAAATCTTGGCACAGGATCACCTAACTCAATAGTTGCGTTCGTAATCAAAGCGTTGCCTAGTAGAGCCGCAGCTGCAAAAAACAAACCTGCTATTGCGACACCGATAGCGGAATAAGGCGCGAGGAAAATCCCCCGTAAGGGCAAAACGTAAACAAATAAAACACAAATAGCTACAGCAATCAAAGTCCCGGTCGCGATCAATATAGCCTGTATCTTGTGTTGCTGATAGCGTCTAACCTCTAACCACAAAATACCCAAAGTACCTATAAAATAGGTGGCACAGTATATTATAAATATATGATATTTATATGTTGGCTTATACGCAAAATTGACTGTATCCAAAAGTTGCACAAATTGACGAGTAATAACACAATACAAAAAATACGTTATTAGTGCTGTGTTTATTGCAAGCCCTACCCTACTCTGTTTGTATTGAGGATTAAATAGACTTTTAACAAACCTAAAAAATAGATACGGAGTAAACAAGATCGGGATAAGTGTTAAGTGATGTAAAAATTCACGCAATTCCAACATCACGACATTGCGCGCACCCAAAATAAAAACCCAAGCACCAATGGATAATGCAAATAACAAAAACCATTTTTGAGAGGACTCGCTTTGAATCGAATTACGATAAACGTAGATCCCTAGCCAAAAAACAAAAAAAGAAACACAAACTGCTGTGATCATACCTATTTCCAACAACTTCACAAATGTTAAGTAATCTAAATCCGCTTTAAAAATATATCAAATTTTTCGCTCATTTTCGCTCTCCTGATCACCGAAAACATAATATTAACGTTTTGTTAATTTTGTCCCGAATTTGAGGCAAAAGTTTTGCAGAGTCAAATCAAAAATTAACAAAACGTTAATTTTTTAAAGCGACATAAATTTATATATGAGACATAAAGATAAAGGACAAAGCACAAGGCTCGAAATCATATTAGAGGAAACTAATTTGTTATCAAAAGAGCTGGCTGCGGCTTGCGATACTTTTCCCGAAGTAATCTCACTTTATTTATCAAATAAACGTGATATACCTTTTGACCTTGCTTATAAGATAATGCTTAATTATGGTTATTCGCCATTCTGGCTAATCTTTGGAGACGGGGAAAAATTTGTTTCCAAAGACCTGCTTGAATCACTCACTCAAAATCAAATTGAAACGATTTACGAAATAGATCGGAATCGCGTATTTAATCGACGATTGGACGAATCTGGGTTTAGGCCAATGGTCGAGCTGTTATTAGAGTTAGACGAGAGGGAGCGTAAAATCTTTCTCTCTATTTTTGATCGTTTTTTTCCTGGAAGACGGCAATAAGTTTATCAGCGTATCTTTCGGATTGTTTTAAAATCGAATCTTTATTTTTTTTAATATCTTCAGCGAATTCTAAAAGTAAGTCTATTATCTTTTTTCTCAGCACAGTCATCGTCGGGCCTCAGATTATCCGACGCATACTTGATACGAGTTTCGAAAAAATAGCTGACTTTTACTTTTGCCCAATTTGACACGAGATATAAACGCATTAGGGTTTTTTAATGCAATGTATTGACGTTTGGAAATAAATTAAGGCGCGTTTGGTTGTTCTAAATTAACTATGTAGACAATATTTTCTTTTCCGTTACAATTAAATTCCATAGTGAGATATACTATAGATTTATCCTCCAAAATGAATGCCTCCTCAAATTGTTTAGACCTTACTACGATTGGATTTAACTTTTTTATAAGATCAATATACGATTTTCTAAAGTTTCGGTCTTGCTCAATCATATTCCAATTTGATCGAATCATTGGATTTACGATTGTTCTCACTTCCACAATATATATATCTTTATATATTGGCTGTAAAATATTCTGATCGGTCTGGGAAAGACGAAACACTCTTTGGAGTCAAATGCATTAGTGCAGAATCTAACGCATCGGTTCCCATATAGTATTCTAAAAATTCTTTCTTTTCTTTTGTAAAAGTTTTATTAGCAATATCGATACCAATGTCTTTAGTAAATTGATAAGTCATATTCTCGTCTGGAATTAATTCATATGGAGTTTCGTATTTCAGGGGACCAGCTGTCAATGTAACAACATAGTCTTTAGAGATAGAGGCCATGACAAGAAGACGATGTTTCAGTGTATAGAGATCTCTTAAAAAAGGCAGGGAGTCAAAATGCAAAACAAATTCAACAGGGAGTTGTTTTGCATTTAAATGATGATTAAACCAATAAGCAAGAATATCTTTACTGCTCTCGTCTCCCCTCCATCTTTTATTGAGTTTACCAAGAACATAGATTATCAAAAGCGGAATTGAATTAAACCTATCGATATGCTCTAATAATAATTTTGAAAAATTATTTCTGTCATTAAGATTATAATAAACCATTCCTAATGCAGCAACATCTTGTTCGTCTGCCGTGCCGTTAGATAGTAATGATTCAAAAGTTTTTTTGTATCTCAACAAACTAAAATTATCCACAGAAGGTTCGTTTGAATAATACAAACGACCCAACGCCTCTTCGGAAAGTTTAGCTGTCTTGGCTGTGGAATGAGGTGTCATCATTATTCAAGTTTACCAGTATATATTTTTTTACGAAGGTTAAAAAAGAACGGAACTGCCAATGTTTGTTTTTGGATGCAATCCCTACCCTCATTAAATTAGACGGTACTCTCTCTATTTATCGCCTGTATCGGTAAGTCCATTACAACAATTTTGTTTATAAAAGTTGATACCAACAAACACTACGCAATTTATCAAATTGATAACGGCCTGTAAACAGTAATTTACTCAGTTTGTTTTGTCTTTGGTGTGGTAGGAATGAGACATATTACCGGTTAAAGGCGTATTGTCTAACTTAGATATACGCCCACAAATCTCTAGCAATTTATCGATATTAGATTTTCTGTGCCGCTTGGACTCGTAATACCGTCCGAGCATAATATCCAAGTATTGGTCACCACTACCGTGTTTTTGGATAAACGGTTCACTTGCAATTTGTTGGGACAATGATTGTTTTCCAAATTTTTCGCAAGCTTGATTAATATACGTAAGGCAAAACTTCTCAAGCTCTGCCTCTTGTGTTGTTATCATTGTATGAGTGATCATTTTAATAACCGACCCTAAGTTTGGGCCAGTGTTTGGATTAGATTTTATTCTTCTTCGTCCAATCCCTCTGTAGCAAGTCGGCTCTTTCCATTCCACAATTACCGACCTTTTCGGCATGCGAGGCAAAAACCTCTCCGTGTTGATTGAGGTTGATATGAGTCGGCAATTGTCTTCCGTCTCTGTCCTTTGCGTAAACTGGGAGTCTTTGGGATTTATAGGATTCTTTGATCTCGATTGTAGCGGTTTTCATTTTTTTGTCTTCTTGGCTTTTGGGTGCCACCCTTTGATATATTTATTATCGTACGGCGCTGTAAAATAGCAAAGCACCTTTTTTCTAATATTCCAAAAAAATTAATTTCTGGAGCTTTTTTACTGGATTTTCTGGAGAATTTTCCGTTCTTAAATAATGTCAGGTATTCCAAAAAAGCTACTTCACAGAAGCCCAGCCAGCTCCTAAGCTGGTATCAAAACAAATCTTGAGAGCCTAAGATTTCAAAAATCTGGGCTTTTTTCTTGGATCTTTCATCTGGTTTTGCGCAAGCAATCCACTCACTTGGGCAAAAAGTTCTGGTTTTTGATTTTGATGAAAAAGAATAAAAAAAACGCACTTCGTATATCGCGTCCAGGCACAAAATCTTCAATGCGTGGACTTCAAGTAGACACCGATTACGATGCGCAAAAAATAATCGAATTATATATTGGTGTCGAATCTAGACTCGCAAAAGTTTCAGCGATGATTGCAATTGGCAAACGTTTATTCAAAAAAAAACAGGAATTAAAACACGGGGAATTCCAAGATTGGGTCCACAAAAATTTCGTAGTTGATTCCAATAATCCTAAATATTTTTCCATTCGAGTTGCTCAACGATGCATTCAAGCGTATCAAAATAAGGATCAAATCGCAGATATTGACCTTATTGAGGCTGCCTATAAAAAAATCCTAAGTGAAAATCCCGTCGAAGAGCAAAACAATCCTGAAGATTGAAAAAAAAATTTCGCTTTCGAAAATTCTACTTCTGTAGAGTTTCTACGAAAGATGAAAATTTTTTCAATAGCATCCCTCAAAGGCGGAATCGGCAAAACTACGATCACTACTGGTTTGGCTCAAGCACTTCATTCACTAGGTTTCAAGGTGCTCGTTTTAGATTTTGACGAAAACAATAATTTAACAGATATATGCTTACGCGGAACACCTGAATTCGATCTCGTCACTCAAAAAAACGTCTATTCAGCTCTTGCGTTTGAAAATGGAATACAGGGCCTCAGTGAAGCAATTTTGAAGGCCAAACACGGATTCGATCTCCTTGCTGCAAACAAGCGAGTTCGTGAATTAAGTTATCTTGCAAAAGATGATCCGAGCCTTGGAATTAGATTCGCGGAAGAGATCAAATCTTTGCCTTACGATTTTATACTAATCGACAACCATCCTTCCATTAGCCCGTCGCTGGTTCTTTCTCTCTACTCATCATACGCAATCCTGTTTCCGCTCGAAGACGATGTTCATAATTCACAAGCCATCAAAGATATTAAGGAAGAAGCCGAAAACGTTTCTAAAAAACGACGTTCCGAAATTATTTTTCGAGTTGTTCTAAACAATATGACTGAATCTAAAACGGAGGAATATTTTGACGCGGTAAAAGATCATGGAGCGAAGGCTTTTAAAACTGTGATCTATAAGAATTCACATATAAAGGATTGCAAGGATTTGGCACGACCTCTACGCGAAGATACAAAAGGTTTCGAGTGGTTTCTATGCCTCGCAAAGGAAGTAAAAGCTTTATGAATAGGAAAGAAGAAAAACGACTTGCCCTTCGAAGCACACGGCCTGGAAACGAAACGATTCTTCCTGTTGTCGAAAAAGACGAAGATCCAGATGTTTTGGAAATTATTAATCTTCACAAAGGGGCTGAAACACTTCTTCTACGCGGCGCAAACGCGATGATTTTAATTGGTGAACGTCTCCTGAAAAAGAAGAAAGAACTTCCGCATGGAACTTTTCAGGAATGGGTGTTTAATAATTTCGTAGTTGATTCCAATAATCCTAAATATTTTTCGTATCGAACAGCAAGACGATATATGCAAGCCTATGAAAAAAAAGAGCAGATTTCGAAAAAGACAAACGTCCGAACAATCTACCAACTTTTAAGTTCTGGAATTAAAGATGATAACGAGCAAACGAATGTATCTAATATTAAGGATCCCGAGGAGTTACTTCAAAAGCTTGATTCTGGGCAAAATCTCTCAAAGGGAGAAAAGATATTTTTAAGCGACGTCCTCACAAAGCGTCGAGAAAAGATTTTCGCAGATGCGAAAAAAAAGACCGACAAAATTGATGCTTATCTTAGCAAACTAAGATAAGCAAACTGGCCAAATTTGACCAGTTTACGTTTTCAATTTTTTATAAACTCATTCAAAAAAATAGTACCCAAAACCGTACGCCTGTTTTAGATTAGATTATCTCATCCGAGATTCTTTGCTATGTGCCCGAGGGGAGGTTAGAGCCCCCAAGGGCATTCTTCCCAAAAACCCCATAATAAAATTATGTCTCTTTTTAGCTTGACATTTATTTAGTACCTGATTCTAGTCCTAATATTCTTAGGCGACATAACTAAGATTTGGCCGCTCTAACTTATTGGCCGAAAGCAAAGAATCGAGGACCATCCGAACAGGCTCCATGCCCAATCCATGCTCCCGATTTTTAACAGAGTAGGGTAAAAAACTCTTTTGCCGTGCGTCACCCGATTTATGTCCGCACCGCAAGAAAGGAAAAGAACGTGGAAGAAAACTACGTAGGCGAGTTCATACCTCGTGCCGTAATCAATACTAAACTCTCACGAGGACTTAGAGACCTCCTCGCAAAAATCACGTTACTAGATATTGCAGGTCGATGCGAGGGGAAGGGCGGCTGTTATGCAGGCAACGAATATCTTGCAACTTGTCTAGGTATCGCTACGACAACAGTTGCAAAATATATATCGCGATTACGTAAGGCTGGCTACATCGAGCAAGTGTCTTTCGACGGTCGTGTCAGAGTAATCCGGTCCACACTACACGACGCGGTTGTGAATGAGCGCGCACAGTATAAAATATCTAAGACAGCCTTAGCTAATAACCCTAGTCAGCCTAGGACAAATGGTCAGGACAGAGGGGTACAACAGGGTAGGGCAGCTTGGGACAATCGTTCCGTGGCTGTACGTACTAAAGAGGAGAATAAAAAAACATTAAACGTAAGCGGCCCGCAAAAAAATAAATTTGAACCTACCTGGAACGGATTACTCGATTGGTCCAAGGGACGAATTACTCCAAGCAGTTATAGGACTTTAGAAAATACTAAAGTGAATTTAAACTCTAATCAGTTAACAGTATATTCTCCAGTCTCTAAATCTCTGAGTATTATAATTTCTAAATATTTTTCGGAAGAGGTAAAAAACAAAGTAGACGTCAAATTTTCTGAAGTTGGGGTAGGGGAGGTCAAAAATGTGGCTTAAGAAAATATTAATATAGGCCGAAAAGAAAAATTAAGTTCGAGGTAGATTTACATGCGTATTTATGCAGTCGGCGAATTATATAGCAAGACGACAAAGTGGGAGGAGGGCGGCCGCTATCTTTGCAGACAAGGAATCCATGAGTTATTGTTATTTTATAAAAATCCGACGGAAAGAGAAATTAATGCCGTAAGAAAAGGAGAGGCTAAGTTTGCAAATACTGGGATTATCAAAGCACAGAGAGCACGGTCATTTTCAGAGGATTTTGCAAACAAGTTAGAAGAAGTAATTACAAGACAATTTGATAACAATTATAATCAAGTTTGGTATAATCAAAATCTTAAAAAGTTATATACAAAATATAAGACTACAGATATGGTTGTTAACATTAAAGTATATTCAGGCTTAAATACCTCTGATGCCGTTAGGCGTTGAGCACTTTGCTACTGTAATTGATCTGAAGATTTTTTTAGATCAAAAACAAAATACCTCTGATGCCGTTAGGCGTGTTTGTAAAAGCCCTAGGTAACACTAGGGCTTTTCATTTTTCTGATTTAAATACTTAAGTTGGCTTCCACATCTCTTTGCACAAGATCATCGTGCCATTTTTGAGAGACATTTGATTCAAAAATGCTTTTTAAATACTTTAGGTAAACTGTTGAAGTTTTATACGCAGTTGGTCCGTTATAAAAACAATTTTCTACGATAGTATTTGATTTTTTAAAAAAGAAAATACGACCAGTTGCTAAAGATTCGTGCCTAGAATAATCATCAGAATTGTAATGATAGGCTTTAGCGCACCAATCTAAATATTTTTTTTCCAGATTCTTTAATCTTGATTGGAAAGTAGCGGTTTTCATTTTTTTGTCCTCTTGGCTTTTGGGTGCCACCCTTTGATAAAAAGATTATCGCACGGTGCTGTAAAATAGTAAAGCACCTTTTTTCTAATATTCCAAAAAAATTATGATAACCGAACCCAACTTCCGATAATCCACATTTGGTCTCATTAGTGAACATTTGTTCATTCTTTGTTGTCTCTGATTTGTTTGGCAATCTTGATTAATGTCTCAACGTGGACTTTTTTCTTGTCATTGATATAGTTGGCTATATTTCCATTAGATTTTTTAGTCCACTTTTCGATCTGCCTCAAGGTACCTGAGGATCTAATATATTCGATTAAAATTTTACGGCACTCGGCCACAGTGCTTTCGACTTGATCGATAGGTTCAACTTTAGAATGTTCCATGTTGATCAATTCCTTTATTTTTTTGGAAAAAAATTAACTCCATGCAATCCCTTAAAATCATCATCTTGAGTCCATAGGATAGCGTTGTATTGACGTGCTGTTGCTAAGATAATACTATCCGCCATGGGCATTTTGTGATCACAACTTAACTTTGCGGCTGTTATTGCTAAAGACGCATCTAATCCCACAACTTTATTTTGCTGCATATGGGCAATTGCCCTGAGTGCGTTGTCTTCTCCTCGTTCCAAAAGTATTTTTTTAAAAACTTCGTACAGAGTTATTACTGGGACTAATAAGGATTCTGTCTTTTCTATTGCTCCCGCAAAATATTCTGCTCTTTTTGTTTCAGCAAAATATTCCAACCAGCCAGAAGAATCTACAACGTTCAAACTCGATCGCCTTCTCGTTCGATTTTAGTATCCATTCCCTTTAAAAATCCTTTTAGTTTTTTAATGGGTTCGATAGGTATCAACTCTATGCGATTTCCGTAATGTATGATTTCGAGATGTCCGCCTACTTTTAATCCCGTTTTTTCACGGATTTCTTTTGGGATAACGATTTGATATTTAGGCGAAATAATTACTTTGTTCATAGTTTATCGATCGTACTTCCGTCTTACGATTTGTCAATCGATAAACTATATTTTCTGATCTTTTCGATTTCTTTGCCGTGATCGTTTTGCGCCTCAAAGAGATCGTACGTGTTTTGTAAGTTGAGCCAAAATTTTGCGGTTTGTCCGAAAAATTTCCCCAAACGCAATGCGATTTCTGGGGTAATAGATCGTTTGCCCAAAACCAGGTTGCTCAAATTTGATCGTGGAATTCCCGTCTCAATTGCAAGTCTATATTGAGATACTTCAATCTCGTCGAGATAGTTTTTCAGAATTGCGCCTGGGTGTGGATTGTATTTTTTGCTCACGTTAGTTCCTTCCTTAAGGTTTTAAAATTTCTCTTCCGAATAAATTCTCTAGTTTAACAATTTGTGCAAGGGTCGGGTTTGTTTTTCTCGGGTTCTCGAATCGTTGGTAAGTTTGCTGTGCAATCCCTAAACGATTCGCAACTTTAGCCTGACTGAGTCCCTGTTCCTCTCGATTTAATTTTAGCCAAATAGCAAATCTCACGTTTTTATCTGGCTCTATCAAATATATATTCTTGCCTGTCCTTTTGGATGGTTGAGGTATTGGGAGTTTACGCATATCAATTGATTCCAGATAAAGAGACAGTGCGTCTTTGGCAAATGCCAAAGCCTCTTCCAGCGTATCGCCCTCGGTGATACAACCGGGAAGATCGGGGAACTCAACTGTATAGCCCCCCTCTACTTTATCTTCTGTTAAAATCGCTGAGTAACTAATCATTATTTTAATCCTGCTGTTTTAAGTATTGCGTTCAATGTTTTTAACTTTAATTCTTTTTTTCCGTGTATCGGCACTGTAACAGTGATCGTACCTTTTTTGTATATTGCATGTGACCCCTTGCCTTCCCGCTCAAACTCAAATCCGTTGTCCTCCAAAAGTCGGATCAATTGTTTTGCGTTCATCGGCTTCATGATTTTATAATACAGTATATATACTGTATTGTCAAGGTAAATTTTGTTTTTTTATTTAATTGAGTATGAGAGCGTTCGATTTATTTTGCCGATCATGCAGAGATACAGTGACGACTTTGAAATAAGTATAGACGAGATTGTGCCTTACAAGACTCACGTAGGACAGCGTAAAATTCCAGCAGAAGAGACTGGGGTCCTTGCGAATGATATGGAGATTTTTGGCCAAATAAATCCGATTACAATTAGTAGCCAAAAATATAAACAAGAAGATGGAACAAAAAAATATCTTATCTATTCGGGCGAACGTAGATTTATGGCAGCACGTGCGCTTGTTAAACGAGGATTAAAAAAATATAAAAATATTCGTGCACGCACTCTTATCAACGATAGTAGTCATGACTCACTAATGCGCGAAGTTTACGGGACAAACAAAGATCGCAAAAATTGGGAAGAATCTGAAATTATTGATATTATAGTCAAAGAATATCCCAAGGAGCGCTTTTTAAAAAATATGGCTGGGGCACCGCGATTAGGACAAAAAAAAGAAACTCCCTTAGCGGACGAAATATCTAAAATTTTTGCAGTTTCAAAAGCCACTGCTTATAGATATATAGAGGCCGCAATTGAACGAGAGGGTTGGCAAAAGCAAAAAAATAAGCCTGAATACCCTCTGCTTGCCTCAAGCGAATTTAGTTTTGCCGAAAAAAGAGCAAAAGCCTATAACAAAGCATTAGATACGTTGAACATGGCACAAAAAGAAGTGGATCTTATTTTAAAAGATGTGCTTGATCCTAAAAATAAAGTTATGAATCGAAAGGAATTCGAAGCATTTGCAAAAGCAGTTAAAAATAAAACTGTTCGACATATATAATCGTATGCTTGCTTAAAATTTGATTACGTTTTATTTTCTCAGACAAGAAAATAAAGTCAGGTAGAAGTCTTAAAAAATGTGTATAAAGATTTATAAACAAAAAAGAAAAAGTTGACATTAAGAATTTTCGAACTTTTTGTCACGAGCTTGTGAAGACAAAACGAGCCAAAACAGGACAAAATCGAAAATCACCTAAAAGGGCAACTTTTGAGCTACCTTACGATAATCCGCACAAGAATATAAATTTTGAACAGTTCCAAGCTATTTTTTTGCTTTTGGACGGTGCTACTATTAAGGATACTGCAAGGCAAATTGCAGTATCCGAATCTACGGTAAAACGTTGGCTCTATTCGGATGAACCTGTTGGTATAAACTTTCGAAGTGCATACGAAAAAGAAGCGGGACAAAGAATAGAAGCGATGCGCATAAATGCGGATACAATCGCATCTGATCTTTATTCTGTGTTTAACGACTGGATTTCTGAATTAAAGAAAAAAAAAGGAAAACTAAACCCAAAGGAAGTCCAGCAAGTTTTATCTTATCTTACCAACTCTAAATATTTATTTAAAAATAAGATAGAAGCGGAAGCTGAATCCTCGAGAAAAAAAATACTATCAGGATTGGAATCTTTATTAGAAGAGAAACTGATAGAGCATATATCAAGTAACGAATGAAATTCGAACCAACAAAATTGCTTGAAGGAACTCCGTACGCAAAAGTGGATCCTGCAATACTTGCGGAAGCGGTAAAAAATGTAACCGAAAGACTTAGATCCAAAACGTTTGGCATTAACAGAAAAAAAAATATCTGTAGAAGACGAGCGACTGGTAAAAAAGGATCATTCCAATTTTTTTGTAAACATTACTTTCCTCATTACTTTCCGATGCCTTTTGGCGAACAACAAATGGAATTGGTCCATCTTATCCAAAGTTATCGATCATTTAAAAACGTAGACGGTTCTAAAAACCGAATCCCTTTAAGGTCCCTTGTCGCTTTATCACGTGGATTTGGGAAGTCAACTATACTTACTCTTTGCGGTGCCCTCTGGCTTGTTCTTACTGGCACTTGGAAATTTCCAATACTAGTATCCTCAACACTCGAACAGGCAAAAGAGTTTTTGCGAAAAATACAGGAAGAGTCTGAGGATAATGCCGAACTTGCAAACGACTATCCGGAGTTACTACCTAAAAAAGATATTAAGGGACAAAACGTTTCCTGGTCTGACTTCGATCTAGTTTTTAACGGAGGGTTCCGCATCATTGCAAAGGGTTGGGGTAATGCAATCCGAGGCAAAAGACACAAAAATATAAGGCCGGACGCTCTACTCCTTGATGATCCGGACGAAGAGAAGGACGTAGTTTCTGAATCAACAATGATCCGAAAATATCGTTGGTTTGAACGAGCGGCATTAAAACTTGGGACCGTTTGGGGTATTGATGTTATCCTGTCTTACACTACTATTGCGCCTAATTGTGTAGGCGAATACGTATTTAAGTCGGATCGTTACAAGACCTGGATCCGAAAAAAATACAAAGCCTTAATAACAGATCAAGATGGTACGGAAAGATCGTCTTGGCCAGAAGGCGCTCCTATTGATTTACTTCGAATAGAACGAGACGAAGATCCTGTTACTTTTGCCCAAGAGAGACAAAATGACCCTCTTCCAGAAGTCGGTCAAAAATTTAAGGGACTTGTGCAGACCTGGAAATTCGAACGGCCCGAATCTTTTGCTGGTTGGCAATTAGCCTTGGCTCTTGACTTATCACTTGGCAAAACGGAGAGATCCGATTTTTCAGCGATAGTCGGCCTTGGACTATCACCTTCCGGTAAGTTTTACGAACTCTATTCTGATATTCAGCGGCGACTTCCAGACCAAATTCAAAAAGACTTCATACGGGCATTACAAGCGTTTCCGTGGGATATAGCAGGAATCGAAACTAACGGTGGGCAAGAACACTTTTTATTTGGTTTTAAAGAACACCTAGAAGACTGGAATGAACTTTGCTCTTTGGAAAACAATGAATTGGGTCTGACTCTTGCTAATAAGATAATAGTTCCAGTTGTTGATATAGATAACCGTGGCGATAAAGACAGACGCATCGAGGGAACCCTCCAGGTTCCAATTGCAACTGGACAACTTTTACTTCGGGAGGATTCGACAATCCTTCGAGAGCAATTTGAGGAATTTCCGTATAAAAAGAAAGACGGGCCGGACGCGACGCAAATGGCTTATCGATTGATTGTACACGAACTTAGAAATTCTGTATCCTTCCTTACAGCAGAACAAAGGTCGGGTGCAATTATGTTATCTCAGAAATACAATCAGAATGAAAGCAATAATAATTACATTGCAAAAAGTTTAGATCAATTACGTAGGGACCAGTTGAAGCGTCGTGGATTCTAATATCATTTTCTAAGTATATATAAATCAAAAACTTATTTTATCATGATTTTTGGCCAAAATTGATTCGATCTTCAAATGAATTTAATGAAATTGTTTTCAAATCGTTTTCAAATAATTTGAAAACTCTTCGAAAATTAGAATTCTGTGAACAAAAAAGGTTTGCAATATTCTCAAACATTAACCAATTGTCCCCTCTTCGTGGCACGACCTCGCGGAACAAATTACGAAAAAAATCTATATTACAGGACGCCAAAAGAATACCGTGATGGTGAGAAAGAAGTAAAAGGTAAAGCTGCTCCAGCCAATTCAAACGCACCAAAAGAAGAAACAGATCCTCAGCACATGGATCTTTCCACGTTTCGCAAAAGTAGTTTTTACGGGCCGACTCGTGCAACGGTTGATCAGGCAATAAATTTAAATAATCGAATGTACGATCTTTTGCGAGCCCAGAAAGATGCAAAGGATCCGATTTATATTGATGACCAGTATGTTCTATTGTCACAGGGTATTCGGTGCAGACCAGTTTTTAGACCAGATCCTTTTGATCTTAGGGACATTGGATATTCGTCCTCTTTAATAGGCTCTATTCACCAAATCCTTTCCGATGATGTTTCGATGTATTGCGATCTTGACGAGGATCCTGGATTCTCAATCGGGATGAAAGAAAAATCAAAGTCACCTTCGTCTGAAGATAAGGTTAAAATGAACGATCTTGGGCATTTGATGCTACTTATGGGTGATAAATCTCTCCCGACGTGGCGGGAACGAGAACGTCTAGGCGAAGTACTTGAAATGGCTACAAGGGATGTTCTTGCAATTGATACTGTCGCCTATCAAAGGACTTATAACAGACGTAACGAATTGATTGATATTACTTATCTTGATCCAGCGACAATTTTCCGTGTCGATCCAAAGAAGGGCTATAAGGGTGATAAAAAAATTACTCATGTCCAGATGATCCGCAATCAAGTTACTGAAGTTTATGAAGCTGGCCGAATCGTTTTGCGTCATAAAAACAATATATCGGACGTTAGGTTTCGTGGGTTCGGAATTAGTCCGATTGAATCATGTATTCTAGAAATCATGTCTTTGATTTTTGTCATTAAACATAATGCCGATCGATTTAACTCAAGGAACCCTCCTCGCGCTTTGATAACAAGCGAGGGGAGCATAACAAAAGCAGACCAAGAAAGATTAGAACTGGAATGGGAGAATGCCTATTTTGGGTCTAGAGGTGGATTTAGACTTCCGATGCTTTTTGGTGCGGGGAAAATCCAAGTGCATAACTTAGAGGTAAATGACGATTTTGAATTTGATAAACTCTTACAGATGACCGCGTCTTTAATTTGTGCGCGATACGGAATTGATCCTGCACAAATAGGGCTTAAACTCAATCAATCCACAACACTTTCGGAACCCTCTGTTGACGGAAGGCAACATTTCGCAAGAGATCGTTCGCATGGATCTCTCATGGCATTTCATCGAGACTGTTTGAACGAAGTACATGATCCACAAGATGATGCGCTTTATAAATTAATTTTTAATGGCGTTAAGGTCGACGAGTCCTCCAAAAAAGCTGATCTTTACGATAAGCAATTTAAAACTTTTAGAACTCTTGATGATATTTTAAAAGCTGAAGACAAGCCAACAATGCAGGAACTTGCAAATGACTATAAAGTAAGTGGAATAATATCAGATGACCAGGCTAAAAAATTTGCTCAAATGGGCATGTTGATTGGGAATCCTTATTTTGCAGCAGAGTTTAGTAAAATTTTGGGAAACGGATCTCAATTTGGCCAACCCCCTATATCATCAGATAATCCTTCAGACGGGAATTCAAACTTAGGTTCCGATATAAACGAAGAATTACCTTGGGATGACGACGACTTTATTACTCCAAATGCAGAAACGGAATCTCAATAATATATAATATAATGCACTCATAAAAGAGTAAAAAAAAAATAAGGTGATATAAAATGTCAGAAGTCAATACACAAGATAAAGAACAAACGGATCTGGTAGAAGAAGATAAAAATCCAATTCCTCCTCCAGTGATTCCAAGTGAAGAAGAGGACAAAGCCCCTCCTCCAGTAAAGAATCAAGATCGTACCTTGGGAGAAAGCTCTGAGGAGGTAAAAGGATTTTTGCAACCGATTATAGACGGATTGTCTGATTTAAAAAAATCGGAATTATACGATAGCATTCTCCAAATGCTACTCACGGCAAATAGAGGAGTCAAAAGCAATATTTCGGGCGTAATTGATTTGTTTGCTTCGAAGGGCATAGAAACTGAAAAGTTTACAGTTGAAGAGTGGAACGAGTTAGCGGAAAAAATTATCAAAACTGTGCATACAGAAAAATACGATAGGCTTAGCAGCGCGATCGAAGGAATCCTGCATCAAGGTGCAGATAAGAAAACTAAATTATCACTCTGGTCTTCAGCAATTGATTCGTTTTTTGCAGAATTGGCAGACTGAAAGTCCTTTTTTAAGAGGCCGTGCGGGACGCGAATTCCAACTACTTGTTGGAGACCGATTGAAGTGGTTGGAATTTTGTGTATTAGGTCCTAAATATCCAGATATTTACGCTTCAAAAACTTTTTTTCGCAAAGGAATATTTTCCTGGGGTAAAAAAACGATCGGAAAATATTTCCCAGGAATTTTTGAAAAAAAATTCCCCGAAGACCGTCCCCCGTTTATTAAAATTGGAAAAGATAACGAGATCAGCCAAGAAGCATCTGAATCAGAATTTGATAAATGGCTTTTTGAATATTTAGAAAGGGATTGGAATCCAGTTTATAAACAAATCGGAGAATCGGGAACTTTTTTAGGGTATCTTTCGGGGTATTTGAGCGGATCCCTGAAATTACCGATCGAAACGATCGACGAAATGGGGATTGAAGATTATGATCGCGCTCTGAAATACAAACTTGGATTTGGATTAGAAGATCGGCAATCTTTTGAAAAAATCATTTCAAAAAGTCGAGAAAGAGAGTTGGCTGCTGAGTATGCAAAGAGTCATGGTTCCGAATGGATCGCGATCTATCAACGCGATGAAAATGGAAATGTCATGCAAGATTCACAGGGGGATCCGGTTCGAGGTGGTAAGCCTTTTGAATATTTATCTCTGATGTATCGAAACATGATTTCAGCCGCAATCGGTGAAGGGAAAACTATGGAACAGTTACAGTCAGAAATGGCCTACCCTGATTTGTTTGAACTCGTAGAAAAAGGTAAAATATCGGAAGACGAATATCTTAAAATACTCGATGGAAGTGAGTCGTCTCTTTTAACTCTTAGGCTGAACAGAAACTTCCGGCGCTTTGCTTGGACGGAGGCGTCAATGGCTTTTAATGCGGGGAGAATTTCTGCATTAGTAGAAAGTGGAATCAATTACGCGATTTTTACAAAAGGCCGAAGGATGATGTAATGTCTATGAGTGAGTTAGATTAAATAAAAAATCCGAAGGGAAAAATGGAATTAACAAATCTTTATTACATTGAGTCTGCGATAAAAAAAGTTGTCATTACTCGAATTCTAAATTTTGAACTTTGCTTTGATGAGCAGTACTATACACTTAGAAGATGTTCTGATTCACTTCTAATTTATGAATCCAAAAATTATTACGAAGTAAAAAATTATGCTGAAAATCAAGAATATCAATTAGCAGGACCATTTTACAAATATGGGGCGTGAGTTTCTTAAAACTGGAGGTAATACCTTTAAAGTAGAGATTGGCCCCTCTACATTCAATCCAAACCCACCTGACGATTTAATACAAAGGCAAGGGGAACCGGTTATTTGGTTAAGATCTTTTCCGAACCCTAGTGCCAACAGTCAGCAACTAATGGCACTACCAGGTGCAGATGGAATATTTTATCGGATTGATAAAACGTTTAGAGTACCATTAGAAGACTTACAAAATCAGCAATTCGATGGAAACGATTTATATACTCGTTATGGACCGATAAAAAAAATCCGTAAATTATACGTAGTTCGTTCGGAAGAAGAAGGTGGAAACTTTGAATTAAAAGTTGAAGAGATTGATGGAAACAGGATTAGAATTTTTCCGGAAAGAGAATTCGAATCCTATATGCTAGTTCGATGTGATTATGAAATTTCCGTTATTGACGAGGATGAAAGTATTACTGTGATCCAAAAACTTGATGGAAACATAATAAACTTCGAATTATTTCCGAATAAGTTGGTAACTAATGTAAAAGCAATTTGGCGAAAAAGACCATCTGAGCGGACATTCACTCTACTTCCAGATTTCAGGCATG